GATGGTAGAAGTTTCTGGTGAGATGGTTGCTAAATCAGACATCCCAGCGCCAGTCCTCAAAGCACTTGAAGAAGCTGCTGTAGAGAAAGCTGACATTGAACTGACGAAACGTGCTGGCGAAGCTCTGCCACACTTCGACATTGCTGTTGCTAAAGCTCTCGTAGCTAAGTTCTCAGACGAAGAAATTATCATGGAAGCACTGAAGGCCGCTGACGCAGCATTTGACGCAGCCATGCAAGAATTTGGTAAGTCCGATGTAGACGGTGAGTTCGCTACCTCTGCCGACAAACTAGATACTCTCGTTAAGTCCTACATGGACGACAACCAACTGAAAAAGAGTGATTATGCCAAGGCTTATGCTGCTGTAGCTAAGACCGACGAAGGTAAGACGCTTATTAACAAATCCTATAAAGGGGAATAATCATGGCTGTTATGCAATCTCGTGATAACCGCACATTCATCGCTGGCGAAGATCTCTCCGCCGCACAATTTAAATTCGTAACTCTTGAGTCAGATGGTCAAGTTGATCTTGCTGACGCTGCTGGTGAAAACGCTATCGGCGTTTGCCTCGCAGGTGGCGCTGCTGGTGCTGCTGTGACTGTCTGTGTATCAGGCTCAGTTATGGTTACTGCTGGCGGTACTATTGCTGCTGGTGCAGCCGTACAGACAGATGCAAACGGTGACGCAATCACCGCTGCAACTGGTGATGTCGTTATGGGCTATGCCCGTGAAGCTGGTGTGGACAATCAGATCATTGAGATCGAACTGATCCAAGGCGGCAACGTAGTAGCCTAACCTAGCATATAAAGGAATAATATAATGCCTCTTTTGACTCCCTCTGCTGTTCATATTGACCAGCCGCTTTCGAACTTGACACTCGCTTACGTTCAAGAGCAAACAAACTTCATCGCTGACAAAGTATTCCCAACTGTAGGTGTACAGCGTCAGTCGGACAAGTATTACACATACGACCGTGCGAACATGAACCGTTCGGGCGACGTTAAGAAACTTGCACCACGCACTGAAGTAAACCGCATCGGTATGGAAATCTCCAACGATAGTTACTTTGCTGACGTATTTGGCCTCGGCATGGACTTCGACGAGCAGACACTTGCTAACGAAGATGCTATGTTGGAAATTCGTTCCGCTGGCGCACAAACTCTGACAAACCGTCTGATGATCCACCGTGAAGAGCAGTTCGCTGACAACTTCTTCTCTGCTGGTATCTGGGCTACAGACAACACACCATCTAACCTGTGGTCTGACTACACGAACTCCACACCATTGACAGACGTAACTACTGCACGTCGTACAATGCAGTTGGGTTCTGGTGGCTTCAAGCCAAACACAATGGTTGTTGGTAAAGAAGTTCGTGACATCTTGGTTAACCACCCAGACGTACTTGCTCGTTTGAATGGTGGCGCAACAGTTACTAACACTGCGCTTATCACAGACGCTAAGTTGGCTGAAATCTTTGAAGTAGAAAACTTCTACGTCATGGAAGCAGTTAAGAACGGTGCTGTAGAAGGTGTAGCAGAAGCTAACGCCTTTATCGGTGGCAAGAACGCACTGCTGGCACACACACCACGCTCTGCTGGTCTGATGACACCTGCTGCTGGTCTGACATTCGCATGGAACAACATTCCAGGGGTCAACAACCTTGGTGTTACCGTCGAGAGCTTCTCCGACGATGCCCTGAAGCGTCAGCAAGTTGCAGAACACATCCAAGTTAAGATGTCCTACGACATGAAAGTCGTCGGCGCTGATTTGGGTTACTTCTTCGAAGACGTTGTAGCATAAGCTACTTACACTAATGGGGAACCCTGAGATTAGTCTTGGGGTTCCACCCAACTTATAAAAGAACATAACAGTATCCTTACAAATGGAGTAGTCCTATGCACCCAACATATTTGGGCTGGCAGGTCGATTGGCCTGTGTTTATTAAGATGCCAGTTTCAGCTAACGGCAAGAACTGGAAATGTGGCGAACACTTTAACTGGTTAGAG